TTGGAGCATCGCCACCATTTTTATACAAAAGATCTGACAAACGTTGTTTTCTATCTGAATAAAACCATATAATATAACTCATTTTTGCTGATTGAGATAAAATACTCCAATTATTTTCTAATGCGGCAGACCAGTTAGGACTTTCTTTCAATAAATCTGTAAATTCTTCAATTGTTGGAATCTTAGGGGTGCTGGGAGGGAGACTTAACCGTAACCTATCCAAATAAGATAGTTGTGGTGGGGGGGTATATTCTTCCATATGGGCATCATCATGTCCACCTGTTGGAAAATTAGGGGCGGGGGGGGCTTCACCGGCACCAACAGGTTCGTATAGGCGGGGATCCTCTTCCATATGGGCATCATGTCCACCTGTTGAAAAATTAAGGGCGGGGGCTTTACTGTAACCGGCACCAACAGGTTCGTATAGGCGGGGATCCTCTTCCATATTTTATAATACAGTATATAGCATATAATTGTATTTTTAATTATTAAAATGCGGCATCAACCCACCCCTTGCGCGGGAAATCCACTAAATACTCCGCCCAGTCTTTCCACTGCGGGTGTTTTTTCATATGCTCCTTCACTATAAACGGCATCCCACACGGCGGACCCCAGTGCGCTAAAAACGACATCCGGCGAATGAACGCGCTATCCGCGACTTTTGTGTCGTAGGCGCCCACCGGTTTAAACATCTCGGAAGCGTATCCGTGCTTACAAACCGTCCGCGAATTCGCCGCCGTTTTTCCTAAATGATTATCGTAATGGTCCGCAATGATGCGTTTCGCGACGGTGGCGTCTATCCGCCCGCGGTACTTCTCCGCGAGTTTCTCTAACTGAACACGGCGATTACCGATACTGGATGTCACGTCATGAAACCCGTCTTCATCCGCGGGGTCATTGCCTATTGCGGCTTTTGATGATAACACACGCGAGCATTCTATCTTCCGGATTCTCTCGTCATATGTAGAATTAAACCCGATAAATACGCCGTCGCTGGTCGTTTCAATATTCACGTAATTCAGTCCGAGTTCAACCCGCATAATGCGTGGCCCACCACGCCCGCCGGTGTCGCCAAACATCCATGAACACGCATAATCCCCCGAGTTCCGTTTTTGTAATCTCTCAGCATATTCTTCTAAAGTCCGACCATATTGCATACATTCGCGGATGCGGCAACAAATGGGGTCACGCAGCCGGAAGGCGTTGAATCCGCGTATCGTAGTCTCGCTACCCACGATTCCCGCACCTGTCACGAAGAAGTCGGTCATACTCCATACGCCACCGGGCATACTCTGCATCACCATCGGGACGCCATCCCCCGCCTCCGGCTCGATTCGTAAAATAACATTACAAAACTGGGCGTCGAGGAAGTTGCTAAAGGAAGAATGTCCGCATACAATTCCGCCGTCTTTGGTCCAGCCCTCCCCAACCGCCATAATGAGCGAACACCGGTCTTTAAATTCGTCGAGGCGTGCGGCGCGGGCGGAGAGGGCGGCGGGGTTGGCCGCAATCGCATGTTCATCGCGGATAACATCGGCGTATTTTCCGCGGTATTTCGGCGTGTCAATATAACGAAGCATGTGTGTGTAAAAATATGGGATCGACATATAAACGTTAATCAGGATGACTTGACGCACGTTGAGACCAGCGCCAGCAGCGATACCCTCCATCTCTCGGAATATCTTCGGGAAACGACGCTTAATGATACCCTTGTAGAAATCGTCGCATAACCCGTAGAAGAACTCGATATCACGGCCGTATGATTGCCGGTATATGAAATCAAACACGGAGAACATTCGCGTGAACATTGCGGGGTCGGCGCTGACAATCTGCTTTCCATGAGAAACGCCGCGATCATAGGGGGCGCCGCGAATAGTTACACGCAGCCATCCGTCGTCGTCGTCGTCGTCGCGGTCCGACCGCTTTTTTCGTTTGCGAGTGACGTTTTTACTCTTGTTGTTTCTTTTGTTAGTGTGGGTCTTGATCGCCGACATTCTACTACTATATAATACGCACAAATAGATATAAAGATTTTAAAATGGTATGTATAAAGAAGATGAGTTTTTCGAATTCAAACGCACATAATGGAGGAGGAGCGGCGGCGGTGGCATCGGCGGCATCCACTGGCAGTAGCAGTGCCGACGCGTATTCCAATTCCGATAATGTCCTCGTCATTAAAACAGTCCAAATCGCACCAGTCCGAACATTAATGTGCGCGCTAAAGGAAATCCTCATCGAGACGAATATCACGTTTCAGAAGGACGGAATTCGCATCATCAATATGGATAAGTCGCACACGATGTTGGCGCATATGTTTCTAGAAGCCGTGAATTTTGAACTCTACGAATGCGCACTTGATAAAATCATCATCGGCGTGAATATGTTCCACTTGTTCAAACTCATTAATTCTATTGACAATGACGATACACTTACGATATACATTGAGAAGAAGGATTACAATGACGGTGTGGTTTCGTATCTGGGTCTTAAATTCGAGAATGGTGACATCAAGCAATGTAAGACGCAGAAGTTGCGTCTGATTGAACCGGACCCCGAGGATCTCGTTGAGCCGCAGGTCGCATTTTCTAGCGTGATTAACTTGCCATCATGTGATTTCCAGAAGATCATCCGCGATCTCTCGTGTATCTCAGAGAAACTGGAGATTAAATCGGTGGGGAATGAGCTGATATTCAGGTGCTCGGGGCAATTCGCGACGGCGGAGGTGAGGCGCGTGGAGTCGGACGGGAGTATGGAGTTTCTTCATAAGAAAGATTCGGGGAAGATTATTCAGGGCGAGTTTTCGCTAAAAAACCTCGGATATTTCATCAAATGTACGAATCTGTGTAATCAAATCGAGATGTATTTGGATAATGATATGCCGCTTGTTGTGAAATATTATGTCGCCTCGCTGGGGACGATTAAATTGTGCTTGTCGCCGCTGCCGTCGTAATCGTAAGTAATATAAAGAACAGCCGCGTTCTAGATATATTATTGCCTACACTACCGAATACTCCTGATATGTCTTCGTCGTCTTCGGCGCATCGTTTATTACTTACGAAAGAAATGCTCCGTAACTATAAATACTTACAAATCATCTCGCGTTACGCACTCCAGATTCGAGACACCGTATGCGATGATATCGAAAAGGGAAATATATCATGCGATAAACAGACGAAATATGCCTATAAAATCGATGAGCAAAGCACTATTCACAAATCCGCAGTACAAGTAAAGTTATGGAGAAACGTACAGGATGATGTAATTACTGAATTACAGAAATCATTTCCTGATAGTAAAATCGCGATACAAGAAAAAGAACGTATGGATGGGTTCGTTGTAACAAAAAATACGTATATTGAAATCGATTGGTCGTAATGAATAATAACACACGCGGGTTCGACGCGTTATTATTCCTTGATTTTTAGTGTGGCTGCCTGATTCGCACCGCCCATCTACCAACACCTCCCTCGCCCTCGCCCTCGCCCTCGCCCTCGCCCCATCAACCACACTCCTGCTTTGAGCAGCGAAGCGCGAGGGAGCGAAATTGCGGAGCCGCGTACGCGGCGGAGCTATGTAGCGAGTGAGCAACCTAGTATTCAGGTGTATGTTTCTTGAACAAACACCCGTGTGCTGTAATTCCTTCCAGTTCGCGGATAATCCCCGCATTCTGGAAATTACAATTCGCCATCCAGATTTTGATAATACAGAAATTCTTCTTCGGTGAAATAGTAATTCCATTCACGATGGGGACTACATTCATATTGGTTGAACTTGTTTCACCTACCGTTACGTATGAAAGTTGCTTCCATGCGCTATTCACCTCCTTGTTTGCGACCTTGTATGAAAAGCAACCACCATTCCGATTTTGGGGGTCTTCCCACATAGGGACGATACCTGACCTCATAAGGAACAACATACAATTCATAACCAACTTGGGAGGCAAAACCTCGAATATAGCAATCGCCTCTTCAGCAGTATCGAATTCGAAGATTTTCTTATAACTTGATGCGGTCCAGTTGGTGTCATGAGGAAGATGCGCCCATAATGTCCAACGATGCGACAGTTTATGAAATGCCGGCGATGCCGATGCCGATGCCGATACGTCCGAGATTTCAGTTGTTGTCATAATGTGAAGAATTTCCGTAAATGATGTGGATGGGATAATACACACCGTATATTATACTATCAATTTTTTTTTATACTCTTTATTCTGACACATCTGGAATGATTTCAAATTCATGGTCATCGGTCAACGTCGGCGTCTCTGACTCTGTCTGCGTCGGCGTCGGAGTCTCTGTATCAGTATCAGAGTCGGAATCACTTATACAAGAACCGTCGGTGTCGTCGCTGTCGTTGCCGTTGCCGTTGCCGTCGGCGGCGTCGTCGTCTTCACTATCCGAACAATCGTAAAAAGTGGTAAGTACGCTATCAATATCAAACACTTGCTTTTCACCCGATTCAAAAACAGGGCATCTCAAAATCGAATCAACCTTGATAATGTATTTATTTCCAATAATCACAGATTGCTCCTCATTCAAGCAATATAAACGCATATTCTCGGACGTATTTTGCTCGATATTGATCTTTGAAGCAGCCAGCGAGTAGTGTTCCTTAAAACGATCCTTCATATATTCATTATAATACGTGTTTACTTTGTAGTTATAAAACAGAGATCGAAGGCGGTTCGCAAGGTCGCTTTTGCCGAATTCGTTATACAACTTCCACTGTAAAAACTTACTGTCTAAAATCTCATTCTTTTCCAGAAAGAAGTTATGGGGTGATGTCAAATTCATGCTAAAAGTTTGTGGCGCAAAACATGGGTCGATGCCATCCACGCCGCCGTTGCTGGTGGTGTCGGATGAACGCATCGCAGGTTCGACCGTCGTAGAATTCGTATAAACAGTAAGCTCAGCCCTATCAAATATTTGCTGTGACTTTGGAAATGGGCGATAATGCTCAGTAATCAAAGTATGAGTCCTTCCTGTAAAATCTCCACGATGAATACGTGTATATGGCTGACCGTCCACCTTATGAAGGATGAAGTCGTAAATGGCATTATGTGTTTCATTCACTTCGGGTTCTTCATGGTGATTATTCCGGTAAAGCGCGCACTGCTTGTCAATCCACTTACAAACGCTGTATTTCGCGCGGTCGATTCGATATACTGATTTGGTGTCACTTTTATGGTAAAAATACATCGATGATGCCGAATAAATCTCGCGCCCATTCTTTACAACCGTGTATGTGCTAAATGAGTATTGTCCAAACGTGCGTAGGGCGGTAAAATAGACATCGGTCAGGAATTCCTTGATATGACTAACTGTATCGAAAATACCGGATGTAATATAACGGTAAAGTATCATGACGACGCTTTGATTTCCACTGACCAACATACTATATAGCAGAGGAAAAAGCACATATACCGAAAAGTAGGCAAAATAAAGTTGTACGTCCGACATATCATTTTTGTCATTGGGCGCATTTTTAATAGATCTACTTCTCAGGATTGGCACCTTTGAATATACATTCATATCATCTAACTCGGGAATATACATAGAACGCGATGGATATCTCTATGTATATAACACACCAAAATCTTTTTATGTTGTTATTTGGCGGCGGGCGCAATCTGTGTAACCGCAGGTGGTGGCGGTGATTGTTGTTGCTGTTGCTGCTGCTGTTGCTGCTGCTGCTGAACGCGAACATTTGATTTTCCGGGGTTGATTCCAAACACATAAAATAGAACACTACTAATGTAAGTAAGTAATATAATAGGAATAATCACGATAAACCATACTAATCTGGTGTATCCATTCAGACATAATATATTCAATATTGCCGTGAATATAAACATAATGATGAATTTTAATAGTGACGTCTCGTAATCACCTTGAAACAAATCGATTGTGATTTGAACCATCGAAAAGGCTAAATAAAGAAGCGCGGGAGAGCATATTTTTTCGAGCATATGGAATGGAATGGAATCGAATGGAATGGAATGGAATCGAATGGAATCGAATGGAATCGAATGGAATGGAATCGAATGAATAAAAATATTATATATTACACCCAGAATATATTATACTATACCAAATACCCGTCTATTTTTTGCTCTTATTGAATACAGCAACGCCGTTCTTGAAAACACCGACTTCATCGCCAACATCGTCATCAACACATGCGTAGATGATACCATTTTGAGGATCAGTTGTGAAGTAGGTCTTTCCCTTGATTTTGACCTCTGAAACTTCTATTTCGGCCTCTTCCTCGGCTTCCGCTTCCTCTGCTGCTTCTTCCTCGGCGGCTTCGGCTTCTTCCTCTTCAGCTGCTTCTTCCTCGACGGCTTCCTCCTCTTCGGCTTCCTCCTCGGCAGCTTCCTCCTCGGCGGCTTCCTCCTCTTCGGCTTCCTCCTCGGCTGCTTCCTCTTCGGCTTCCTCCTCTTCGGCTTCCTCTTCAGCTGCTTCTTCATCGACGGCTTCTTCCTCGACGGCCTCCTCCTCGACGGCCTCCTCCTCGACGGCCTCCTCCTCGACGGCCTCCTCCTCGACGGCTTCCTCCTCCTCGGCAGCTTCCTCCTCCTCGGCGGCTTCTTCCTCGGCAGCTTCCTCCTCTTCGACGGCTTCCGCGTCCTCTTCGGCGTCCTCTTCGGCGTCCTCGGCGACTGTGTCATCCGCCAACGCTGATACAATAACATTCTTGTGAGTAGATGACACTGTGAATGACTCGCCCGCGGATTTCTCTTCACATACGACAACATCCTCTTCATGTATTTCCAGTTTCACCGACTCTTCGTCGTCGGTAATCGGCTCGGCTTTCGAATTGCTATTAACCTTTGATTCAAGTGCGGCGATATAGCGATTCATCTCAGCAATCGCGGCTTGTAACTGCGCTACCTCGTCTTGGCGCGAATTTGAACCTGTGGCGGTGGTGGCGGTGGCGGCTGGCTCTGATGCGTTCATATAAGCTTCTCCGCCATTTTCCAACTCGGCAATTCGCTGTTGTAATTTACGAACACAGGGCAACCCCATAATCGTATCGTGTGTCTCCTTATATATCGTGTATTCTCCG